ACTAAGCCGGAATAGTCACATGAAAAAACTGACAGTCAATGATGTTCAAAATCAGATCGATACCCATGAGGCTGTCTGCGCTGAGAGGTGGACAGAGACAATTACTCGTATCAAGCGGATCGAACACATTATGATCGGAACAGCCGCTACTACGATTTTGCTTCTTCTAAACGTAGTCATGCGAGGCTGACGGTGGTTGTTGCTGAGGTGTTGACTGGTATTGCTCTAGTTCAAGCATCTGTAAAATTTATAAAGGAGAATATTAGCACTGTTCAAGACATCGGGCAGATAGCGAGCCAAATAGATGATTTGTTTCGGGGCGAAAAAGAAACCCAACAAGCCAGAGCTAAAAAATCTGGTGGCGGTGGTTTAGGAGATCAGCTTGGCGTTGACAGCGTAGCCAAAGAAATTATTGATGCACGCCTAGCTGCCGAACAATTAGCAGAAGTAGCAAATCTCGTTGACTTGCGTTTTGGACACGGAACCTGGGCTACAATTTTAGCTGAACGAGCCAGACGTATCCAAGAACAAAGAGAGATTGCTGCTCAAGCCAAACGAAAGAAAATACAAGAGGCGCGTGAGTTTGAAGAGAACATGAAACAGGTTTTGATTGCTGGTTGTATTCTTGGAACAGCAATTGGTTTGTTAATTTTACTTGTACTGATGGTGTTGTAAATTTAAATGCAAAAGAAATTACAAAAAAAATCAAAGTTTGCTGATTATGACGAGGACGGTGATGGAATCGTCAGCGATGAAGAATTGTCTCATGTCAAAGAGATTAAAACAACTGAGGATAATCTACGCAAACACTTAGCCCAACTTAGAATGGCTCGATACACCTTGATTGCGATGGGATTATTTACAGTAGCAATGTTTTTTATACCAATTGATCGAGTTAATGCGCTTTCTGACATTTCCAATCTTTTCTATATTTCGGGCGCTGGGATCGTAGGTGGATATATGACCACAACAGCATGGATGGCAAGAAAATGATAGCAAGTCTTATCGCTCCTATTTCCGGCCTAGTTGGCTCATGGATGGATTCAAAGACCGAAGTGCAGCGCGGGAAAACCGCTGTAGCTAAAGCAAAAGCCGAGGCCGAAGCTGCCGTCATGGTTTCAGCTGCCACATCGACTGCCGAGTGGGAAAAGCTGATGGCAAAAGGTTCTCAAAATTCACTTAAAGATGAATATTTAGTCGGATTGTTCAGCATACCATTGATTTTAAGTTTTTGCGGTGAGTGGGGCAGAAAGATTGTCGAAGATGGGTTTGCTGCTTTGTCCACGATGCCGGACTGGTACAGCTATACCCTTGGCGTGATTGTGGCAGCCAGTTTTGGCGTCAGGTCAGCCACCAAGTTTTTCGGGAAAAAATAATGGAACATAATTTCGATTATTGCTTGCGTACAATGCTGAAATCAGAGGGTGGCTATGTAAACCATCCGTCTGATCCAGGCGGTATGACCAATATGGGCATTACCAAGCGAGTATATGACGAATTTTACGATACTGATGCAGACGAAGAGACTATGCGCAATCTTAAGGAAGCTGAAGTAAGGCCAATTTATTTTGAAAACTACTGGTCGCGTTGCCGTTGTGACGACTTGCCTACCGGAGTTGATTTCCAAGTTTTTGACATTGCGGTTAATTCCGGCAGCAGTCGAGCAGGGCGCATATTGCAGACTGTTGTTGGCGCTACCATTGACGGCGGCATTGGTGAAAAGACATTGGCAGCCGTGGCTAAAATGGAACCGTCAGATATTGTTCGGGCTATGGGTGTCGAGAGAGAGTTGTTTTATCGGGATCTTAAAACATTTGATACGTTTGGCGACGGCTGGCTGAACCGCAACAAGCACACGACCGAAACAGCCTTGGAAATGGAGAACATCGAGGTTTTAAAGAATGAGGGAGTGCCGATCTAATGGCAACGGCTAAACAGATAAACGAAATTGACAAGCGCATATCAGCTGCCAAGCGGCAGAAGATGGCTATTGAGGCGCGAAGTGATTTTTTAAAGTTTACTAAGTTTACTATGCCCGATCCAGAGGATTTTGATAACACTGATCTGTCTATCTTCAAGGATGCCAAGCACCATCGAGCATTGGCCAAGGTGTTAGAAAAGGTTGAGAAGGGGCATATACCAAGGCTTATTGTGTGTATGCCGCCAAGGCACGGCAAATCTGAGCTTATATCTCGCCGATTTATTCCTTGGCTAGTGGGCAAAGACAATTACCGAAACATAATTTTTGCTACCTATAACGAAGATTTTGCAAAGGATTTTGGTGCTGATTGCAGGGCGATTATGACCTCTCCGCAATACAAGCACGTTTTCCCGCATCATAACTTGCGCCAAGGTGGCGCTTCAAAGTCTCGTATTCAAACTGGTTCTGGCGGTATGTCTGTTTTTGTTGGCCGTGGCGGCTCAATAACAGGCCGTGGAGGCGACTTTGTGATCCTCGATGACCCTATCAAGGATAGCTTGGAAGCTGGCTCTCCTACGCTGCGTGAGCAGCTTTGGACATGGTTTACACAAGTGTTGATGACACGCTTGATGACAGCATCAGCCAGCATTGTGATTGTGCAGACCAGATGGCATGAAGATGACTTGATTGGTAGGCTTACTGACCCCACTAATCCGCATTATACGCCAGAAGAGGCAGCCAAGTGGAAGATCATTAACTTACCGGCATTGGCCGAGGATGATGACCCGCTGGGGCGCGAGGTTGGCGAGTTATTGTGGCCAGAGCGGTTCGATATGGAGTTTATGACTGCGCAGCGGCGTTTAGATGGTCGCGGATTTACTGCGTTGTACCAGCAAAGACCTACACCGGAAGATGGTGATTTGTTTAATAGGGCAAATCTTAGTTTCTACGATAAAAAGGATTTGCCCAAGGATTTAAGGATTTATGCGGCATCCGATCATGCTGTTGGCGTTGATAAGACGAGGAATGATGCCACTTGCCTGTTGATAGTAGGCGTTGACGGCAACGATGACATATACCTGATCGATTGCTGGTGGGAAAAGCAGCCCACAGATAAAGTGGTAACGGCAATGCTTAACCTCATGCAAAAGCACAAGCCATTAATCTGGTGGGCTGAGAAAGGCCATATTAGTAAGGCAATCAAGCCATTCTTGCGCAAGCGCATGGCAGAAGAAAAAACATATTGCCGCATCGAGGAAGTGACACCAGTAGCAAATAAGGTGCAACGAGCGCAGTCCATATTAGGCCGGATGGCTATGAAAAAGGTCAAGCTGCCTAAAACATCTCCGTGGACACAAAAGGCTGTTGATGAATTATTAAAGTTCCCAAATAGCCGCCACGATGACTTTGTTGACACACTTGCTTGGGTTGGCATGGGGCTGGATAGAATGGCCACACCAGGCGGGAGGCTGTCCAACAATGATAAAACGCCCGAAGTAGGAACTTTTGCTTGGGTTAAATGGGATTCGGAAATGCGCAAAAGGCATGATCGAGTCCACAACGCAACAGGTGGTTGGTAATGGAAAAACAAGATTTCATGGAAGTGACGGTTATTGAAGAAAAGAAGCCGGAACCATCCGAGCGCCGTAAAGCACTTGTATCGGATTTGACCGCCAGAATTAAAAGCGCAAAAGCGTTTCACGAAAAGCCGTTTAAGCAAATGTTCAAAGACATGGATGCTGCGCTCAAGGGGTTTGATGATGCAGAATGGAACGATACTAACTATGTTGCCAACATTTTGCAGCGTCATGTTCAGCAACGAACAGCTGCATTGTACGCAAAGAACCCGCAAGCGGTAGCGTCAAGACGCAACCGGATGGACTATGCTGTATGGGATGGCGAAGAAACCTCACTTGCTATGGCTTATCAGGCATCGCAAACTGCCTCTCAAGCTGCATTGCCCGTACCATTTGAGGCACAGGCTATTATACAAGACTATATGGCCGGTCAGAATCACCGTAAAATGCTCGATAACGTGGCAAAAACATTAGAGCAGCTTTTTGATTACTTTATGAATGAGCAAACCCCATCATTTAAGTCACAGATGAAAGGGCTGGTACGCAGGGTTATTACTTGCGGTGTTGGCTATGTAAAAGTTGGTTTCCAGCGAGACATGGACAGGATGCCGGAAGTTGCAGCCCAGATATCTGATGTTCAAGGGCAGATCGATTATATCCAGCGAATAGCCAAAAGTGCTGCAAAGGGTGAGATTAGCCAAGACGATCCGCAGATCGAAGAACTTATGCTTTCATTAAAGTCGCTAACTGAAGAGCCGATGGTAATCGTGCGCGAAGGATTGTTGTTCGATTTTCCAGAGGCAAACAGTATCATCATTGACCCGATGTGCCGTCAGCTGCGTGGGTTTGTTGGCGCAAACTGGATTGCGCATGAAATGTATCTGAGCCCGAATGATGTTGAAGAGATTTATGGCGTAGATATTAAAAACAAGTTTAATAGCTACGATGTCAAAGGCCGGTTGATGTCTGACGGTCAATACGAAAGAAAAGCATATGGTGAAATAGACATTAACAAGGCGCAAAAAGAAGGTTTGGTGCTTGTTTATGAATATTACGACCAGAAAAGCGGATTGCAGTATTGTTTAGCTGATGGTTACGAGGACTTTTTGCGAGAGCCAGCGGCTCCTGACGTAAAAGTTGAGAGTTTCTTTCCGATCTTCCCGTTGGTGTTTAATGAAGTCGAGCATAAGGATGTACTGTTCCCGCCATCTGATATTAAACTACTTATGCCAATGCAGAATGAGTACAACCGCGCACGGCAGGGCTTGAGAGAGCATAGACGGGCAAACCGGCCAAAATATGCAGCACCAGCCGGTATGCTAGAGGATGCCGATAAGGAAAAGCTGGCCACCCACCCAGCCAATGCGGTGATCGAACTGCAAGCCTTGGCATCTGGGCAGAAGGTAAATGATGTTATCCAGCCGGTTCAGCAAATAGGAATTGACCCTAATTTGTATGAGGTTCGCACAATATTTGACGATGTGCAGCTGGTCGTGGGCGCGCAAGAAGCTAACTTTGGTGGTGTTTCCAAGGCAACGGCAACAGAAACAAGCATTGCTGAGTCAAGCCGTATGTCTAGCCTCGGCGCTAATATCGATGATCTTGATAGCTTTATGTCGGAAGTTGCTAGGGCAGCTGGGCAGATCATGCTTCACGAAATGTCAGCTGATGAAGTCAAAAAGATTGTTGGGCGTGGTGCAGCATGGCCGGAGATGACGCGCCAAGAAATTATGGAAGAAGTGTTCCTTGAGATCGAAGCCGGATCAACGGGCAAGCCTAACCGCGCAGCTGAACTACAGAATATCGAGCGCATCATGCCGTTCTTGTTACAAATACCTGGCATCGACCCAAGCTGGCTGGCCAAGGAACTGCTCAAGCGTCTTGACGACAAACTCGATATTACACAGGCAATTGTAGACAAAATTCCAAGCATTGTGGCTATGAATCAGTCTCAGGGCGAGGGTACTGGCAACCCAGCATTAGCTGGGGCGCCATCGGGAGGGGCATCCAATGCACCTATGTTAAATGCGCAATCGGCGGGTTCATTGCCGCCTATGGGCAATAATCAATAGCGTTTTGTTGAAACTTACGATCAACAACGCTAGAATGTATTTAGAAAGGGACGCAAATGGTTGATGAACCAAAAGAGTTAGATTCGTCCTCTGACTCAAACCCACAAGACGAACTTGATCTAGCAGTAGATCAGGAAGCGCCTACGTCTAGCGCAGACAGCGAAACCGAAGAGGATTTGCTTTCCGTTGTGCAATCAGCAATGGAAATCGAAGAGCCGGAGGAAGCGGAATCGCAATCCGAAGAGGAAGTTGAAGGAGAAGATGACGGGGATGCAGAGTCATTAGCAGCATCAGATGATGCTGATGAGGATGTATCTGATAAGTCTCCTGTTCCGTACAAGCGTTTTCAAGAAGTCATTGCCGAAAAGAACGAATTTAAGCACGGCGCAGATCAGTTTAACAAGATTACGGACTATCTGAGCCACAACAACATTAATGCAGATGAAGCCTCAACTGGCTTGCAAATCATGGCATTGATGAAGAATGATCCGGCCAAGGCGCTAGAGGCATTAACACCCTTTGTTAATACCTTGCGCGAATTAACCGGTGAAGTCTTGCCAGACGATATTCGTAATAAGGTCGATGACGGATTTATGGACGAAGATGCGGGAAGGGAATTATCAAAAGCGAGAGCAGAGGCCGACAATCAAAAGCGGATAAATGATAGAGTAGTTGCGCAGCAAACAACCTTGCAGAGCCAGCAACATACAAATCATTTAGCCCAGACTGTTACTGCTTGGGAAGATAATGTCCGTCAAAATGATCCAGACTACGACCTCAAACAAGATGAGATTGATGACCGTGTGCGAGTCTTAGTTTCTGAGCGTGGCAGACCAAACACTGAAGAAGATGCGATTTCTATGGCTAATGAGGCATATGAATCAGTGAATCAAAGGTTCAGAGCGCGAATGGGAACCAAGAGAGCAATACGCACGGCATCAGGTGGAAAACTTGGTGGAACCCCTGTTGCGGAACCAAAAAGCCTGTTGGAAGCAGTGCAAAACGCCGTGGCAGCCGGTTCTTCCTAATTTTGGAGTAAACTAAAATGGCATTTTCTTCAGCCGAACTGGCGAATATCGCCAACGCCGCACTCGATTACTACATCGACAAAGGCAAGGTGTATGCTAACTCGCTTCAAGATAAACCTCTCCTCTCCGCTATGGACAAAGGCGCAAAGACTTTTCCAGGCGGTAAAGAGAATGTTTCTCTTGCAGTCAAG